TACAGGTACGGTGCGACCTCATCGAGAAAACGGCGGAGTTGGGCCGGCTGGTCGTAAGCAGGGACGGAATTTGAAGGAACATTCAGCACCGTAAAAGCGGTGGAACCAACACCCAAAGTACTATTTGTGCGGTCGAAAATAACTTTGTAGATATCACCAAAAACAGATCCAGAAGGGGCTGCTGAAGGTGACCCAGACAAAGTGTTTCCACCAGGAGTAAACAGAGCTCCTTGATTAATAGTAGTACCAGCAGAAATATTTATGAACGCAACATTGGTCCATAATATTCTGCTAAGAGGCAGTGTCAGTAGTCTAGGAATGACAGAATGTTCCTTAAAGTCAATAACATAATCAAACAATACATAACCGGGACTATCAGTGGTAGTGCTCCGCGTCAACAAAAACAAATCACCCGCTGCGTACATCTGCAGGTCGTCAGTCATACCATAGTCTGTAGACTTCCAATCAGAAGTAACATCAAAAGTAGCTGAGTGATTTTGCCATTGTGGACCTAAAACAGTGTTTGGATCTGAAATGACAAAAGGCAATAAGTTAGGACTTGTTTGGTTGAGGAAAACAGATTCCCTATTCTTGTTATAATAAAACAAGATATCACCATCAGAAGATGTGGGTGAACTAGTAAGGTAGTGTGCAGTAAAAGTTTTAAATCTAAACTTGTTATACATCTGCATGTATTGCCTTAATGTTGAATCCTGAAATGCCGCTGGTGACAAAGGTGCGCCACCGGCAAGTGTCCAAGTTTCAATATTAGCAGTACCTATAGGTGTAAACATAAAATCACGACCGTACAATGTACAACCATCCCTACTCTGGACAACTTGAGTTTCTTGCCCACGAATTGTATTGCCAATACTAATCGGTGCAAGTTGGACTGTAGAAGGTCTTTGTCGGACCACTCTATTAATGGTGCCAAGGGTAGAAGATGGGATTTTACGTCGTTGTTTGCTCTTACCATTTCTAGTTCTAGTACCATTCTTAGGGGCCATTTTGCCTGTAGGTGTCGGTAAAGGTAAAGGTTCTGGTAGGGGTGCTTCTGTTGGGGTTGGTATTGGCGATTTAATTCCGGTACTATATCCAAATTTTTGCAAAACGGATATGTCGTGCGGTGTTAATGTACGATTTTCTCTGTGTTCTTTGGCTGTATCAATGGATCGTTGAGTAATCTCAGCGTCAGTAAGATGATAAGAATTATTTCTAGGTTTTTGGGGTTTGTTAATTGCTAAAGCTGTAGTTGTTGCTCCTAATGCTCCTAATGCTGCTAAAGGTAAAAAAGCCAGCTTGAAAGATTAAGATAAATTAAAGATTGGAAGAAAATTATTAATGTGCAAGGAAGCGTATAAAAGCGGGAGTTCTTTTACGACCTCGGTCCGTGCACAGACCGTTGCCGCATTATAAAATTCCTCAATCAGCAATTGCCTATGAGGTTCAATCCCGAAAGCTTTGTAGTAACTGATCCGAGTTTCATCCAATATTGGATCACCAGTTATCACACGCTTACCCATCCGCTCGAGATTATTATAATCATTAAATTTCTCGAGCTTCATTCGATCAACTGCAGATCCTCCAAGTTCATACATACGATGATGTAAACGTGAATGAATAGGAATGGCGTTATTCACAACCATACCACAGTATCCGACTGCACACAACATTTCTCTAAGAGCCTTGTCATCCTGTATATTCAATAGGGTAGTAGTATCCCTTGACAAAGAAGAAATTCCGCGCACCATATGGTAAGAATCGCCCACAAGCACAGGCTGTGATCGGCAGAAAACTATTTGTTCCATACAATATACCGGTTTCTCTACTGTCATATTATAACCTTTTTCAATGAAATAATCATATACAGAGCTCTCAATCTTAGCACATTGGTCCTTTTCACAAATAAGGACACAATCGTCTCCATTGTTAACCAAGGAGGCATCTATTCCACACTCATCTAAATAGGACCACATCATAGCACACATAATCAACTTATTACCTAATGATGTATTAATGTCGCCAGACATTCGACAACCATTCGTCTTATATCTGACAGCCTTACCATCATCAGTAAAAGCGACACCCTTATTATACAATTGGTAACCCAACAAGCGCTCCAAGTTTTTACACTTGAATATGGCATTCCAAACTGAATGTTCGAATTTAAGAGCAGCCACGCTTGTATGTTGATCGAATCTGCTAGCATCGATACCAATCGCACAAGGCTCCTTGTACTTTGTCCACTTCTGGTGTATATAACGTCCAACGTCAAAACTATCTAATCCGCTAAGCACTGTTTTCTCTCCAAAAACTGTATCAATACAGTTTGTGAGATATTTCTCATTAAGTCTTAAGTACGTTCCAATTTCAACATTATATCTCTTAGACCTGGGCTGAATAAGCCGAGGAC